AGGTGGCAGCAGCCACCAAGCTGGGCGTGACCCAGCCCACGCTGTCCAACTGGAAAGCGCGTGGCCGCATCCCTCACTTGCAGCAGCTCAGGATCGAGCACATCACTCGGGGTAAGCTACGCGCCTCCCCCGAGATCCTGGGCAAAAAGGTATCACGAGCGTGAAGTCGGGCGCAAGCGCCGCTTATCGTTTTGCGCAGGTATCACAATGGTGATCTGACGGACAGAATTGGGCCTCGGCTAGGGTAGCTCCCGAAGAGCGGTCACCACACCCGCCTGCCGAAGGTTTCACAGTGTGGCGTTCTCAGTGGAAGAACAAGATGGCAGCACCCTCAGCAGCCGGGCACACTTCCCCCAAAGTAGGGAAGGGCTCGCGTGAACAGCAGCAGCAATGAACATCACAATGGTGTAGTCGTGACCAACAGCGAGTTCCTCCAGGAGGTGCTCGCTGCAGCCCCTCGCGGATCGACGGTGTGGGTCAACGCCTTCATCGGCAACCCCAACTCGGACCAGGCGAGCTGGTCAGGCAAGGCCTACAACCCAGCCCTGCACGCGGCCGAGGTCGACGGGTGGGGCAGGCAGAACACCTACTTCTCGGTGGGCGCGGTCAGACCCCTCGAAGGCGTCATGCACCGGCGCAAGAGCCACTTCACGCGCCTGCTGGCGCTGGTGGCCGACGACGTCAATCCAGAAGACCTGCAGGGCACGCCAAGCTGGGGCATCGAGACCAGCCCCGGCAAGCGCCAGATCGGCATCCTGCTCGACACCAAGGACCCCGACTGCGCGAACCTCGAGCTCGTCACCCGGCTGGTCACCGCGATGGCCGAGCGGGGCTACATCAAGGCGGACAAGTCGGGCAACAACGCCGTGCGGTACGTCCGCCTGCCCATCGGGCAGAACCAGAAGCCACGAGACAGCGGGCCGTTCGCTCACGTCGTGGAGTACTGGAACCCCAAGGCACGCTACAGCCTCGAAGACGCCGCCGCCATCTTCGGCATCGACCTTGAGACCCTGCGCACAGAGCATGCGCATGAGGCATCCGCACCGTCCATGCACATGGGCGAGCAGGATGAGCGGCTGCGCATCCTGACGACCAACATCATCCGCGGCGAGAACCTGCACGACAGCCTGAACATGGTGGCCGCCAGCATGGTGGCCTCAGGCGCCAAGGGCGGGGCGATCGTCAACCTGCTGCGTGGCCTGATGGACGCCTCCCTGGCGCCGAAGGACGACCGCTGGCTCGCACGCTACAACGACATCCCACGCAGCGTGAGCACGGCGCAGGAGAAGTTTCGGCCGCTGGCACCTCCACCCACGATCGACAACGAGACGGGCGAGATCCTGCCCGACAAGCCCCTGTTCACCCCCGTCCACGAGCTGCTGGGCGAGATCAAGTCCATCGACTGGATCATCGAGGGATACGTCGAGGCGGACGCGCTCGGCATGCTCTACGGCCCGTCAGGCGGTGGCAAGAGCTTTGTGGCCGTGTCCATGGCCTGCAGCGTGGCCACAGGCACGCCTTGGTTCGGATGCCCAGTCAAGCAGGGCGCCGTGTTCTACATCGCAGGCGAGGGCCACCAGGGCCTGGCCAGGCGTTTTGCAGCATGGTCCAAGGCCACTGGGGTGGCCATCACCAAGGACACGCCGCTCTTCAAGTCCAACCACGCCGTGCAGATGCTGGACCCGGACGCACCAGACAAGCTCAAGGCCGAAATCAACCGCATGATCGCCGAGACTGGCCAGATCCCGGCGCTGGTCGTCATCGACACCCTGGCCCGCAACTTTGGCGACGGAGACGAGAACAAGCAGCAGGACGCCAACCGCTTCATCGAGGCCACAGACGAGATCAGGCGCGAGTACCACTGCCACAACCTGACCGTCCACCACTCAGGCCACGAGATGGACCGCGCCAGAGGCTCCAGCGCCTTCAAGGCGGCCATGGACCAGGAGTTCCAGGTCAAGGGCACCGGCGGCATCTTGGAGCTCAAGGTGACCAAGATGAAGGACGCCGAGATGCCTGAGGCCAAGCGCTTCAAGATTACCCAGATCGGCCTCGGGGTGGTGGACTCGTGCGACGTCGAGATCACCGGCGCCTACATTCAGTTCGACGGCAACCCGCTCGACATCAAGGTCGGATCACGCATCAACGGCCAGCCCATCAATGCCATCGACGTGGTCAAGCTGATGCAAAAGGGCTGGCCTGGCGCGCCTGTCATGGCCACCAACCTGGGCTGCTCCGAGCGCGCTCTGAGCAACATCATGAAGGCCATGAAGGACAACGGAATGGCCGTCCAGGGGGCCAATCGCAAGAACGGATGGGAGCTCACAGAGCAGGCGATCGACCACCTTTCAATGACCGCGGAGCTCGCGATCGAGGCGCAGGAAGCGTCTAGATCGGCTGACTGAGGTGTAAACGGAAAGTGTCAACCAAGCCTTACTTTGACGACATTCTCATCCGCACGGGGGCTTGCGGATGACATTTACAGTTGTGAAGTAGTTGGAGGTAAAAGATGAGTGCTGACATAGACTTACGAGCGAAAGCTCAACAAAATTCTAGCTTGCGGATGAGAACCGTTTTTTGGGGTCATCCGCACGGGGTTCTCATCCGCATCTCATCCGCAAGTCAAGCGTCTAAGTTAGTGGGCACTACGCTGGAAAGCAAGCAAATACGCGGGTTCTCATCCGTGCGGATGAGATGCGTAAGAAAAGCGGGCCGGCTTCATCCGCTCATCCGCAACCCTCTAAGAGGTTGCGGATGCTGAGCGGAAGGGGGTTGCCGATGACCGAAATGCCTGGTGAGCAGACGCTAACTTTTGACCTGGATCTGCCCTGGCCTTCACCCAAGTTGTCCCCCAACGCTCGCCAGCACTGGGCCACCACAGCCAAGGCCAAGAAGGCTTTCCGGGCCCGCTGCCGGGCGATCGCGACCGCGGCAGGGGTACGGGCTGTCCTGGCCGGCAAAACGAGCCTGGCGGTCGATCTGACCTTCTTCCCGCCCGACAAGCGCGGCCGGGACTGGGACAACATGCTGGCCAGCATGAAGGCAGGCCTGGACGGCCTGGCCGACGCCACCGGGGTCGACGACCGCCACTGGCGGCTGTCGTTCGAGGTCGGCGAGCCGGTCAAGGGCGGCCAGGTTCTCGTGCGGATGACATGCCGATGAGACTTCAGCCCGACTGGATCGGCGAGCTGGTGAGCATTTGCGTCAGCGACGACTGGCGCGGAGCTCAGACCGAGCTCACCTGGGGCGAGGTCAGCCCCATGTTCCGCCGCCTGCTGCCGGAGCTGGCGCAGTCCGAGGACGCCGACGGCTACAGCAGCTTGGAGGTCCGCGCCTGCCGCGCCGGCCTCGAGTGGCTGTCGGCCAAGCACCCGGCCGAGTTCAGCGCCCTGTGCTGGCAGTTCTGGGACTGGAAGCGCAAGCACATCGAGCGCGCAGAGAACCACGACGAGCTGCTGCAGCGCGCCGGCATGCTGTTAGCCGACTACGTCGACAGGGCTTGCGGTTGAAACATCACATTGCTTATACTCGGACTGTGCGCTGTTGCACGCATCGGAGACGACGATGAAAGAGTTCAACCCCAACTGGCCGTTCCCTCAGTACGACGAGGACGGCCGCCAGCTTCTGCCGGCCGACTGGTTCAAGAAGCCCACGCCTGCTCAGGCTGTTGCCGAGATGCTCGACGACGTCGGGGAGGCGCTGCTGTGAAGGCCTTCATCAACCTGCTGCGCAAACCTGCGCCCGCCGCCATCATGGCCACCGAACTCGACGACGCACGCCGGGCCCTGCTCGAGGCTCAGTCCGCACGCGACTACGCCAGCGCGATGGTGCTGTACCACGAGACGCGCATCGATCGCCTGCGTTCGCAACTGGAGGCCGAGACTCAGCAGGGGGCCGAGCAATGAAGCACTGCCATGGCCCCTGCAACCAGGGACGCGAGGCATGCTCCACGCCTGAGGCGTGCGAGCTGCGCGACGGCGACGATCAGCAGCTCGAGGCCGTGGGCCTCTTTGCGTTGGTCGTTGCGGCCGTCGTGGTGCTGGTGGTCGTGGGGCTGCTGATCGCGTGAGGTGAGCATGACCACACAACCCGAAGCCCTGCGGCTGGCTGATGCGCTTGAGTCGTGCAGTCTGCACGTTGGCGATCCAGAACAAGCACAAGCCGCCGCCGAACTGCGCCGCCTGCATGCGGTGAATCAGGAACTGCTGGAGGCGTTGAAAAGCTTAACCACTGCGCCAGATCTAAGCGCATATGGGATGGCTTTGCATAACGCCCGCGCCGCCATCGCCAAAGCGGAGGGGCAAGCATGACCCGCGACGACATCATCCGCATGGCGCGGGAGGCTGGAATGGCGTTTCAGCCGGGGCTTGGCATTGCAATGGCTGATGAGCAAAAACTTGAACGCTTCGCCACCCTTGTCGCATCAGAGCGTGACATCGGCTGGCACAAGATCGTTCACGATGAATGCGAGGCCGCGATCAAAGAGGAGCGCGAGGCGTGCGCGAAGGTGTGTGAGGATCAGCGCGACTTGAGAGAAGAAGCACGCGCTGCTCTGCGCGCCGCTAATGCGATCAAGTCCGGCGACGAGGACGTCATGCTGCGCGCACTGCGGCACGACAGCGATGTGCGCCTGTATCACGCCGGCATCGACAAGTGCGCCGCAGCCATCCGCGCAAGGGGGCAAGCATGACCGTCAAGCTCACCAACGACAAAGCGGCCGCCGTGGACCAGACGTACTACTGGCGGCCGCTCGAGGCGTGCCCGCTGTCGGCCAAAGTCCAGTTGCTGACCGAGGGCGGCGTCGCCGTGTACGGCCAGTACTCGCCCGGCAAGCCGGGCTACATCGGCTGGGCACCGCTGCCCAAGAAGCCGGAATGGATGGAAGGGAGCACACCACATGGGTACTGACCGAGAACTGCTTGAGGCCGCTGCGAAGGCGGCGGGGATTGACTGGATCAAGGACTGCGTGTGGATTGAGAACGGCTTTTACTCGCCAATTGCCAAGCATGAACGCATCTCATGGAACCCACTCACCGACGACGGCGATGCGCTGCGGCTGGCGGTGAAGTTGAAGATGGGTGTCAATTTTGACGGTGAAAAAGTCGGTGCAAACTGCGGACGCGGAGCCGTTGAAGTCTTTGGAAACGACCCCTACGCCGCCACCCGCCGCGCCATCGTCAGGGCTGCGGCTGAGATTGGAAGGAGCATGAAATGATCCGCTGGGCTTGGTGGCACTTCATGAACCTCATCGGCTATCGGCGAGTGCTCTACTTGCCATCGGAGAAGGGCCTGTCTTTGGCGGATTTCCATGCGTGGGAGTATGCGCCGTCGTTGGAGAAGCGAGACTACACCGAGCATGACTTTCCTTTTTTCATGTTTTGGGGGAAATGAAATGACTGACCTGAGAACCGCCGCCCAGCAGGCGCTGGAGGCGTTGGAGTTCATGGCCGACGAGTGGGGCTTCACGAACAAGGCAAACAGACCTGAACGATGGCAAGCGATTGATGCCCTCCGCGCCGCGCTGGAGCAGCCGGAGCGGCCAAACTTCACCCTGTCATGCGGCTGCCCGTCGCAATACGGCGGCGTCCCTGCGTACTGGGACAGAGATGGCAGCACTGCCTTCGGCATGATCTGCGAGAAGCATTGGCATGAATACGACGCAAGGGCTCAAGCATGAAGCCCAGCTTCGCCAACGACAGCGTGTTTGCTTGGAGGCCAGCATGACGATCGTGACATCGGTGGCCGTGTGGTTCGCCATAAACCCCGACGAAGAGCTGACATCGGCCGACATTGCAGCGAAATGGGATTTGCATCAGGACAGCGTCAAGAAGTCGCTTGAGTACGCTGAAGTGAAGGGCTGGGTCTGTAGGGAGCGCAAGCCGGATGCCACAGCGCGGTTGGGCTGGCGCTGGCACTACACCGCAGGCCCGCGCTTGCTGAAGGAGATCGGAAGATGAGCAGAACCGTCTGCGGCACCTGTTGGAGCCCGTACATTGATGGCAAGTGCGATTGCGAGCCCGCACTGCCAAAACCTGAGCGCACGCTGACCGACGAGGTTATCGCCAACCTGTGGCACCAGAACGGGGGCTTTCATCATCACTTCGCCAGGGCGATCGAGCGCTGGCTGAAAGGCCAGGCATGATTACGGCCAGCAACCTCTACAAGTTCTCACCGCCCGACTTCGCACGCTGCGCAGGCTCGGGCCGCAAGGAGTGCGAAACATGCAAGCGAAACATAGACAACAGCCCGGTGCATCCAAGCGCGACGCGCCAGGTCTGGATCGGACGCTGGGAGCTGGAGAGCCCATGCGAGTCCCGCGTGCCGTTACTCGCGGACTGATCAAGAGCCCGCACCTCGTCGTCCGTGCGCTGGCCGTTGAGTTCGCCGACTCGCTCGAAAAGGCCAAGCTGCCGCTGACAAACCGCGATCGCCAGCGCAAACACCGCACCACCAACAGCGATCGCATCTTCACGCTGGACGTAAGCAACGACGGCTACGCAGACCTGGTCTACCTGATGAAGACCTGGGGCTTTCCTAGCCGCAGGCGCACGATGATCGTGGCGCTGAAGTACCTGGCCAACGCCACCAGGAACGGCCTCGAGCGCATCGACTTGACTACCGATTGACCTTGATGTAGACGTCGAGGTATATTCCGCCCCGGGTAAGTGTCTCCAAATCCAGCCGGCCTTGAGCCGGCTTTTTGTTTTCTGAGCCCGGGCCGGCTGATCGCAGTGACCTCGTCTCCCACTGCTGGATGCTTGCCCGGGTTCAACCTGAATGCCGTGGACAAAGCTGAATACGCACGAATCGCCGAGGAACGCGAAGCCGTCAAGCGCCAGGTGCTGGCCATGGCTGACGACATCTTCGAGCGCTACATGGCGGGTGAATCCATGCGCCTGATCGCCGAGTCGATGCCGTTCAAGATCAGCAGCAACCGCTTGCGCGACATCCTGCTGAACAACCCCGACACCCGGGAAGCCTACGCCGACATCCACATCCACCGCTCGCACACTCTGGTCGAGGCGGCAGTGGACTACGCCCGCGAGGCGGGGATGCTGGGCGATGCGGCCGGCCTGCGGGTGGCGATCGACGCCAACCTGAAGGTGGCGGCCAAGATCAATGGACGCGACTACGGCGACAAGTCCAAGGTGGAGCTCACCGGCAAGGACGGCGGGCCTGTCAAGATGGTGGCCCTGACCGACGAGCAGCTCATGGAGATCGCCTCCAGGGGCGTGGTGAAGGGGGCGGCAGGTGCTTGATCCATCGCAGGCTGCGGTTGAGCTGCTGGCGCGCAAGAAGGCGCGCGAGTCGTTCTCGCACTACTGCGCCTACCGCCTGCCAGACGACATGCGCCTGGCCCAGCACCACGTCCTGCTGACCGAGGCCTTGGACAAGGTGGAGAAGGGCGAGATCGACCGGCTGCTCGTGATGATGCCGCCAGGCTCGGCCAAGTCCACCTACGGCTCGGTCTACTTCCCCGAGTACTTCGTCGGCCGCAACCCGCAGCTCAGCCTGATCGGCGCCTCGCACACTGCAGAGCTGGCCGAGCGATTCGGCCGCCGGGTGCGCAACGGCGTGGACGACGAGCAGTTCCGCGCCCTGTTCCCGCAGGTGGCGCTGGCCGCCGACAGCACGGCCGCTGGCCGCTGGGGCACTAACCACGGCGGCGAGTACACCGCGGTGGGCGTGGGCGGATCCATCACCGGCCGACGCGGCGACCTGATCGTGGTCGACGACCCGGTGCGCAGCCGCGAGGACGCAGACTCCGAGCGCGTGCGCGAGAAGACCTGGGACTGGTGGACCAACGACCTGCTGACCCGTCTGAAGCCGCACGGCCGCATCGTGGTCATCATGACGCGGTGGCACGAAGACGACCTGGCCGGGCGCCTGCTCGAGCGTGAGCCGCAGCGCTGGCACGTCATCAAGCTGCCGATGATTGCTGGCGACAACGACCTGCTGGGGCGCAAGCCGGGTGACCGCCTGTGGAAGGAGTGGTTCACCGACGAGATGGTGCGCCAGGCGCAGTCCGACCCGCGCTCGTGGATCTCGCTGTACCAGCAGGAGCCACGCCCGGCCGAGGGTGCGGAGTTCAAGCGCTCGTGGATCGTGCGCTTCAACAACGCGCCCAAGAAGATGAACAAGGTCATCCTGGTCGACCCGGCGGGTGACCCGCAGACGGCCAAGGAAGGCACCAAGCGCAAGCGCAGCGACCGCACTGTGATGTGGGTCGTGGGACTGGCGCACGACGGCAATGCTTTCCTCGTAGACGGCGTGATCGACCGCATGACGCTGACGCAGCGCGCTGATGCGCTGTTCGCTCTGCACAAGAAGCACAAGCCGATGCAGACGCGCTACGAGCGCTACGGCATGCAGGCGGACATCCCGCACATCCAGGCGGAGATGGAGCGCCGGCAGTACCGTTTCAAGATCACCGAGGTGGCTGGCGCGGTGGAGAAGAACGCCCGCATCCGCAGGCTCATCCCGTGGTTCGAGGGTGGCCGCATGTGGCTGCCTCAGCAGCTCAACTACACCGACGTGCAGGGCAACCCGCACGACCTGATCCAGGAGCTGCTGGAGGTCGAGTACGCCACCTTCCCGGTGGGTCGATTCGACGACGGCATGGACTGCCTGGCGCGCATCGACGAGCCTTCGCTGACTCTGCCGTGGCCGGACGAAGAGGAAGAGTGGGAAGTGCCCCGAGGCGCTGAGGCTGCGTGGCAGGTCCTCGACGAAGTGACCGGCTACTAAAGGATCACCATGGACCCCAAAGATCTACCGCCCGAAGTCGCCTACATGGTCGGCGACGACGTGCTGACCAAGGAAGAGTTCGACAACCGCCAGAAGGGCGAGATCGAGCGCCTGTACGCCGTCTTCGCCAAGATGCGCGACCAGTGGGTGCAGTCACGCGCCACCAACACCGACGTCGAGAAGCGCTGGCGCAAGAACGCCCAGCTCTACTTCGGTGAGCACACCAACAGCACCGGCGAGTTCGAGAACACCCTGCGCAACGGCCCGCCTGCGCGCAAGGCGCAGGACGGCACGCGCTCGAGGGTCGTGATCAACATCGTGCGCCCGAAGGTCGATCAGGCCGTGGCGCGCATGTGCGAGATCCTGTTCCCCGTGGACGACCGCAACTGGGGCATCCGTCCCACGCCGATGCCTGAGCTGGCCGACATGATGGGCAGTAACGCCCAGACCGTCGACCCGGCCACCGGCCAGCCCACTGGCTTCACCGCCAACGACGAGGCCAACGCGATCATGGAGGCTGCCAAGCAGGCAGCCGAGGCCATGGAGCGTTCGATCGACGACAGCCTGACCGAGTGCAAGTACAACGGCGAGAGCCGCAAGGGCATCGAGGATGCCGTGCGCCTGGGCACGATGGTGCTGTACGGCCCGTTCCCTGCACGTCAGACCAGCAAGGTCTGGCTGCCTCAAGCCGGCGGCACGCAGACGCTGCAGATCAACGAGTCGATCGTCCCGGCCAGCATGCGCATGGACCCGTGGGACTGCTTCTTCGACCCGAGCTGCGGCAACGACCACCAGGCCGGCCGCGGATTCTTCATGCGCCGCATGGTCACGCGCAAGCAACTGCGCCAGCTCGTGGGCCTGCCAGGCTACGACGAGGACGCCATCCGCGAGGTGCTGCGCTCGCCGCCGCAGAAGCTGCGCGTGGCCGAGGGCCGGATCATCCGCGACATGATCAACGAGGACGCCTACGAGATGTGGACGTACCACGGCGAGATCGAGCCCGAAGAGATGGAGATGCTCTCCAGCCGCACGGGCGACCCGCTGACCGACGTGGACTTCGGCGTGCTCGTGATCGTCAACGACAAGGTCGTGGGTGCGATGGAGTCGTGGGTCGTGGACCGCACGCTGCCGGTAGACGTCTACTGCTGGCGCAAGGCCGACGACAGCCCGTTCGGCTACGGCCTGCCCGACGAGCTCGAGCACCAGCAGAGAGTGGTCAACAGCGCCTGGCGCCAGGTGATGGACAACGGGCGCACCTCGCTGGGCGGCCAGATCGTCATCAAGAAGGGCATGGTGATCCCGCAGAACGGCAGCTACGAGATCACGCCCAACAAGGTCTGGCTGGCCAAGGACGAGCTCGACGACGTGCGTGCGGCCATGACGGTGTTCGAGTTCAACTCGCACCTGCAGGAGCTGCTGGCCATTGCGCAGGCTGCCATGCAGTTCGCCGACACCGAGTCCAGCATGCCGCAGATCATGGGCGGCGAGCAGGGCAGTGCGCCCGAGACCGTCGGCGGCATGGTCATGCTGTACAACAACGCCAACGCCGTGCTGCGTCAGCGCGTGAAGCTGTACGACGACACGATCACCAGGCCGCACATCGGCAGGTACTACGACTGGAAGATGGCCAACGATCCAGACCCGGCCATCAAGGGCGACTACGAGATCGACGCCCGCGGGTCCACCGCGCTGATTGAGCGCGACATCCAGAACCAGGCCTTGCTGAACCTGGCCAACATCACGAACAACCCGCGCTACATCCCGCACCTCAAAGAGCGCGAGGAGCTCAAGGCCATCCTCAAGGCGTTCAAGGTCAACCCTGAGGAGCTGCTCAAGCCCGAGGATCAGGTGCAGCAGGAGATGCAGGCGCAGGCCCAGCAGGGCGCGCCGGCCGATCCTCGCATCGAGGCTGCCAAGATCAAGGCCGAGGTCGACATGGCCAAGCTGGCGGACAACAAGGAGGTCCGCGCCCAGCAGGCTCAGCAGACTGAGTACAACCGCCAGCGCGAGCAGGCCGAGTACGAGATCGCGATGACCGAGGCCGGCATCGAGCGCGACCTGGCGCTGACCAAGCTCGGCCAGGACGCCCAGCTCACTCGCGAGCAGATCGCCGCGAAGGAGCGCCTCGAGGCACTGAAGATCGACAACGAGCGTCAGATCTTCAACGCGGAGGCTGCGCTGCGTGTCAACACCGGCGCTGGCATCTGAGGCATCACAATGGCAATACTGGACATCACCGAGTACCAGGAGCTGACGGCTGCCGGCCGTGGGCATCTGGTGCCCGCTGGCCAGGAGCCTGCGCTGGTGAACCAGCAGGTTGTGATCGGTGGCGCGTCAGCCCAGTCGGGCGCGTTCGCCGACACGACCCGTTTCGTTCGTCTCCACGCCGATGTGGCATGCCGCGTCGCCATCGGCGCAAACCCCACGGCTGCCTCCACGTCGATGAGAATCGGCGCCGGGGGCACCGAGTACCTGGGCGTTCGCCCCGGCCTGAAGATCGCGGTCATTTCCACTACCTAACGGAGCTCTCATGAACATCAACATCACCCCTTCGGCCGTGGCGGTTGACACTGCGGCAAACCTCCTGGCCTTCCTCGAGATGGCCAAGGACCCGAGCAAGCTCAAAGCCGTGCTCGATCAGATCAAGTCCGCGCAAGACGCGGCGGCCGCTGAGGCTGCTGCAGCTCGCGAGGCGAAGGCCGAGGCCGACGCTACTAACTCGGTGGCTCAGCTCGCTGCGGCCGATGCCAACGCTGCGCTGGCCAAGGCACGCGAGGAGTCTGCACGCGCTGCGCAGGCCTCTGCCGATGCCGAGGCCGTGCGCGCTGCAATGAAGGCCGAGCGCGAGAAGTTCGACGGCTGGATGGCAGGCGAGCGCGAGGCGCTGGCCAATGCCAAGGCCAAGGTCGAATCCGATGCCGCGGCCAACGTCAAGCGCTCTGCCGAGGCCGACATGCGCGAGGCCCAGGCCGACAGCGAGCTGGCCAGCGCCCGCAACCTGCAGGCTGCTGCCGAGAAGCTGCGCGTCGAGTACGAGCAGAAGATCGCCGCCCTGAAGTCCATGATCTAAGGAGTCCACCATGGCCAATGCAATCTACCCCAAGTACAAGGAAATCATCCTTGGCGCAGCCACCAATGCCAACTTGCTCACCGGCACGGTGAAGGTGGCGCTGGTAGACACCGGCACATACACCTACAACGCGGCGCATGAATTCCTCACGTCGCTGACGGGCGTGGTGGGCACTGCGCAGACCATCGGCGCCACCAAGTCCGTCGCCAACGGACTGTTCGACGGCGGCGACGTGACCTACACC